CTACTTTAGTAGTAGAATACCAAGTTATAGCTTTATAGATTAAATATCCAATTCCTGCGAGACCAATTGCAATTAATCCAGGAATTCCACCAATAAAAGCAAGTATTGCCCCACCTAGACTAGCTAAACCTGCAATAGCTACATCAAGTATAGCTGAAAATAGTACACCTATGCTTGCATTTAAAACAGTAGCTATTGCTAGAGACGCTACTATTTTTTTTAATAAAGATTTTACTAGTCCGCTAACTAACGCACCTAAAGCTGATGCAGCTAAAGGGCCTAAGAATAAGAAGCCAATAAGACCGATATCCGTCCAACTATATCCAGATAATACAGAGTTTACTCCGCTTGTTGCTGCATTTGCTGAAGAAGAAAATATTGCAACTATAGCAACAACTAATGCTGCAATACCTATTGTTCCAAAAAGAAAAGTACCAACAGCACCTAATCTACCACCAAGCCAGATAGCCATAACTCTAAGTCTAGCAGCAAAAGTAGAGAACATGGCACTAATTTGAGTAAATACAGGTCCAAAGTAAGTAACGATACTTGTGATCCAAGGACCAATAAGTGTAGTTAAACGAGTAAATAACTGTCTAAAGTTAACTAGCATATCTCCAAGTAAGTATCTAAATTGTGCCATACTAGTAGCACTACTTAATAAAGAAAAGCCTGCTATAATGTTACCTAAGTTAGCAAAAATACCTGTCATTAAAACACTACTTGCAGCTAAAGTAACTCCAAAATAAGTAAGAACACTTGTAAGTCCAGCTCTAATAAGAACTATTGTCCCTGTACTACCGAAAAGCATAATACCTACAAGACCTGTTAGCGTAGTTACAGAACTCCAAGAAGGATCTGTAAATACATTTAGAGCAGCAGTTATAAGAGCAATAGAGGTTAGTATTAAGCGGCCATCACCTAGTAATAGTGAACCAATTAACCCAGTAGTTCTACCGTTATCATTAACACCAACACCACCATGTGATCTTTTAGTAAAAGCTGTCATCATAGTATTGAAAACAGTTGTAACTAAACTAAAGTTTCCTAGCAAAGCAGGTAATCCTACTCCAAATAGAAGTAGATTCAAAATACCTCCAACGCCAAAAACATTTGCTAGTTTGTCAACAAAAGAGCCTATAAAACCAAATTGAGCAAGTAAAGCTTCACCAAAACTATCTGCAGTAGCTATGAGCACAGAAGCTAAAGTTGGTATATTCTTAATAAAAGTTGCTAATGATTTTCCAAGTGATGCACCTAAACTCTTACCAATATCACCCGCTACAATTTTTAGATTGTCAAAACTTGTTAAAAAGTCTATAATAAAATCTGATAGAAAACCTAATAACTTTACTTTTAATACTGTTTTAAAACCTTCACTAAAACCATCATTTATCATAGTGGCTATAGCTCCACTCAAAGTGAATACTATAAATTCAGCTAATTCAGGGAATACTTTTCTTATGTTAGTATATAAAATATTGAAAGTCTCTGCAAGAACACCTACAATAGATTTAATATCAAAAGAAAACTTGATAGAGGTAGTTAGTTGTGTTTGACTTATTTTTTCAAATAAACTACTTACTTTTTGAGTAAAGGTAGAAATTTTATTTTGAACTATAGGTAAAACTTTATTTGAGTATTCTAAAATACCATTCATTAAGTCTGGCCACCAAGAGTTTCCAATTACTTTATCATAAAGCCAGAAGAATGCATTTTCAACTATTTTTACAAAAGATAGAATAACTTTTTTTACTTTAGGCAAAACATTATTAACAAAGTTAAGTATTGTTGTGGATAGGTTTTTCATATCTTCAATTGGTTTAGCAAAATCAAATTTAATAGCTATTCCAACTAATTTCGATTGTATTGAAATAAAGAATTTAAAAATATCAATGGCTTGCATTAAAGGAACAAGTGATTTTTGGCTTATACTTTCTTTTATAGCAAAACGAAGAAGTTGAAATGATAGGTAAAGACCTAAAATAGCTAACTTTAAAACAAAAATAGAAGCTCTAAAATTATTAAAATACTCTCCAAATCTTTTGAAAAAAGCAAAGAATTTAGAATCAGCTATTTTATTCATTGAACTTTTAATAGTTTCAATAAGACCTGGCCAACCTGAAGGACCTAATAATTTAGTTGATAAAGAAAGAAATCCTTTTTTAATTGAACTAAAAAAAGATATAAAATAATTTTTAGCACTAGTAAGTGATCCATTAGTTTTAGAATTTATAGAAGATAGAATAATTAAGAAAAAACTAATTACAGAATCTTTAACTTTTTTTAATGCGTTAGGAATTAGCATTAATCCGCTAATTAAATTTATTATAATAGAAGTCTTAATCTTTTCAAAATCTCTTTTAAAAATAGCTGATAGATTTCCTAAGTACTGTTTAATAGCTTTAATTAATGTCAATAAATCATTGATTATTGGTAAATTCATAACATCTTTAGAAGTAGCATTCTTCAAACGTGTACCTAGTTTTTTAACTAAGTTCATACCATCAGATGTTCTAGCTCTGATTAAAATCAATTTTTGATCTATAAAACCTAAACTAATTAGCCAATCTTTTGTAGTATTTCTTAAAGAAATCCAACCAGTTTTTAGAAATCTAGTAACGTTAAACCAATCTTTTCCAAAGATACTAATTTCATAAGATACATCTTTGAAAGCTTGAATTAATTCTTCTGGTGTAGCAGCTCTGAACACATCATTAATAGCTTCTTCTAACTTTGAAAAAGGTGCTCCAAATACATTAAGCAAACCTGATCTTACTTCTCCTCGTACCCAAACCAACCAACCCCTAACAGTAGAATAAACACCTACTTGTAATTTTTGTAAAATGGTTCTAACTGGAAATTTAATCTCAGGAATAGCCTCTGAAAGTCTTTTAAATACGGAAAAGATTACATTAAAAGTACCATTTAAAATAATTCCAGTATACTTTAGTTTTATATTTAAAGAATCTAAAAAGGTTGATAATTTTTCAAAAGGAGTAGTATCTACTTTACTTTTTTGTGAATTGTTTTCTTTACCTGAATTAGCAGTCTTGCTGCTTACTGCAATACTATTTATAAAATCCGTAAGTCTGTAAAGACGAGCTACACTTTTTTCTGTCATTTTAAAAAAGGTATCAATTTCTCCAACTTTAAGCATAACAGAATCTTTTAGTGCTTGTCTTGCATTTAATGTAGTTGGTGTAACTTTTGAATAAAGTTCCTCAATATCATAAAATCCAGCAGTAAGTGCTTTTACCATTACATCTACTGTAAGTTTACCTTCAGAAGCAAAATTTCTAAGCTCACCTGTAGTCATGCTTAGATATTTTTCAAATATTTTAGAAACAGGGTTAATACCTTCAATAACAGAGTTAAGTTCTTCGCCTCTTAGAATACCAGAAGAAAAACCTTGAGATAACTGGTATAAAGAAGCATTTATAGTCTCTGTAGAGGATCCTGAAGAAGCTGCTGCTTTCTGAATAGTTTCAGTAAATTCTAATATATCTTTTTTAGTTTTACCAGTTTTACTTAAAGCTAAACTTAACTTTGAAAAAGAATCAACGCTAGTTTCAAAAGCACCATAAGATCTACGAGCTACTGCTTGTAATTCTTTTTGATTTTCCGCTAGATCTTGAGTATCTTTTGAAACTAATCTTAGTTTATTTGAAAGATTTATTGCTTGAGTAGCTGTTTGATCAAAACTTTTAGATAATTGATAAAAACCTAGGCTAATACTACCAATAGCAAAAGCAGTTGAAATAGCTGCTTGTAATGTTTTAAGAGATTTAGCAGCACTCTCTGCAGTATTATTTAATTTTGCTAATTGTGCTGATGCTGCAGTAGAGTTGATGACTGGTGTAGCCTTAAAACCTGCAGCTTTGCCTGTATTAACAGCTTGATTTTCTAGTGTTCTTAGTCGTCTAGCTAAGCTGGCAATAGACGATTCAGCCTGACGAGTGTCAGCTTCCATATTGACTACAACAGTCATTTTTCTTTTCTCCTTAAGTAAAAAAGCCCTACAGTTGATACCATAGGGCTTTTATCTATTCGTAAGTCACGATGGGACCTCTTTGAATACCGTAGTCGAGCATTGTTGTTTCTATAAAATTAGCGGGTGCTTGCTTAGAAGAACCTGCATTTAGATACTTTACATATTCTTTTTCATTAGAAAAAATAGCAGTGTTTTTATGAAACTTAAGTTCCCAAGCGTTAGCCGCTTCTCCTGTATCTTTAGGAGTTATAAACTCTAGATCATGCAAAGCATATTCTGCTATTTTTTCTAGTAATTCTTTTTGTTCTTTAGAATTCTTTTGGTTAATATCTTTTAAAAATGAATTCGTATTAATCGAAAATTTAATCATCAGACCATACCTGTTCTGTAAAATTTCCTTTAAATCTTTCGATGAATTTTTGACCAAAGTTTTTATCGCTAGAAGAATTACTTTCTTCTTTAATGATCCTAAGAGACTCGAACAAATCTTCTGGTTTAATCTTACCACTACCCATAGACATTGCTACGATAGCCGCTCTATTGTCATCCCTCCAACCAAAAGGTCTTCTTCTGAAATATTCCATCCAACCAATAAGTTCTTCATAGTCTAACTCAGATAACTCAGCTTTAGTTATACCAAGAAGAAAAGCTATTTCATAGTAATTTAACTCTTCTTGGCTGAGACGTTTCCCTCTTCTTGAGATTTAACCCCAGCTAGTTCAAGAATTTTTTGAACAAGCTTTGATAGGTCATCTAGTGGAAATGCATCTAGCTCATCATCAGTAAGCTCTTCAGCTCCTACTACAGCCATACGAATAACTTCACGTTGAATCTTTAGACCTGAATCTTCATCTTCTTTATCTTTAGACTCATTAAGCTTAGCTTGGAATGTTTTAACTTGGGCTACAGTTAGCTTTTTTACTTCTACGGTTTCACCTTCCATAAAAGGAACTTTTACTGCTTTTTGTGTTTTACCTACTAGGTGCTTCATATTATTTATCTCCTAAAATATCTGTGTTATTTTCGCGAATTGACTCGATCAATGAATTTAGACGTCCTAGATTAGACAGTGTAGTCATAATCTCTTTCATCTTTTCAGGTTGACCCTGAAACTCTTGTAGTCTAGCGATTGTTTTTTGTGTTGAAATTGCAATAGACGCTTGCATATGCTTTAGCGTTTCTTTAACAACATAATCATTTGAAAATGGTTTTATCATTATATACTCTTATAAAAGGTAGCCCCCATAAAAAATTACAGGGGCTAAACTTAATTAGATGGTGTAAGGACCATAGAAATCGGACTGAATTGAAAGAGCTACAGTTGCAGTCATCGCGTCATCGCGAGCAGGAGTAACTAGTAGTGATTCAACTTTACCTACGAAGTAGATAAGAGCATTCTTAACAGTACCAAGACCAGTGGCTGTGCAATCAGAAGTTGTTGGTTTTGCGTTAAGTAGAGCTACTTGGAATACTTTGTTTGTACCGTCAGCAACGATATTACCTAGCGGGGCAACACCAGCTACGCTTGTAGAGGTATTATGGAAAACTCCAGTACCTTTTGCCCATACGCTAGGGTTATAGTTTACAGTTAGTTCTAGGTCAGGAGCGTCTGACTGAGCACCAATAGACTGAGTCTGAGCTTGCCCGTAAACAGGAACCTTAACGATGTTTGCAGGAGTACCTAGTGCAGGCATGTCACGAATACCTGGGATTTCGACATAGTTACCTAGAGGGGAAGCAAGACCATTGAAGTAAGTCGCAGCGGCGGTGTTAGTACCTAGAGCAGTTTCAGCTTCAGCCTTAGTAGTTGGAGCTACAAGTCGAGATACCATAATTGCAGAGTACTGGACTGCAGTGATTGAGTTAATTAAAGCCATTTTATTTTATTCTCCGTAAAAAGTGAAAGGAACAGAATAGTCTGCCCTTGAAAGTGTTGAGTCATCGGGATCTGGACCCATGAATTGTAATGAACTTACATTAGTTTGAATACTATAAGCTAATAGTTTATTTTGAAAT